TTTTCTTATAAACCTTCATTTCCCAGTAATGTTGACAATTTACACCACCTTTATACTTGAATAAACTATAATTTTGACCTTTATGACCTAGTTCTTTGTTTACACCTCTAAAAGACATCAATGTTATATCTTCTTTTCTAAATACTAGCTTTCTTTCACTTAAAATCTCCATTTTTTGACAAAATCTTCTGCTAGTAGGTGATTTTTTGATTGGACCATAAGAATATCTAATTTTATAACCACTATTGTCTTGTGAAGAGACCTTATTAGGTTTAGCGTCATCTTCATTAGGCATAGATAAAGTTGTAAAGTCAAATTCTTTCTCTGTGTCTTCTACTTTTTCAGTATGAACAAGCTCCCAGTCATTTTCATCTACTTTTTCAGCAAAATCCTCTAGTTGAGATAATAAATCATCACCTTCTTCATCAGTAAAATCAACTTTTTCTTGACTAGACAGCTTTTCTCCTGTTTCTTCTTCTCTTTTTATCTTAGTCTCTATATTTTCAAGTTCTGTAAACTCTATAGGCTGTAAAGTAGTAAAGTATAAGTTTAAATTTATACCGTTTAGTGACAGTAATTCTTTAAATGCGTTTATTAACATTGTTTGAAATGGTCTAATAACAATATTGTCCATTAAAACAGATGCTGTTCTTAATTCTTCTGCATTATTTCCAAAACCTGTGTTATCTTTTATACCAAGAAGTATTGGAGATACAACACCGTGACCAATCATAATCTTTTCTCTTGATTCTTTAGCTAAAAACTCATATTGTGCATGTGCATCAGGCAAGTTAATTGGCTCCACATTTGCTTGTGCTTCACTATCTTCATTAAAACACAATATAAATTTACCTGCATTAGAAGACCCACTGAATTTATCATATATTTTAGATTCTATAATTTGTTGAGCTTCATCTGAAGGAATACCATTGTTAAAATTAAGTAACATA